GAGGCGTCGGTCAAGCTGGCCAACAGAGTCCTTCACAGGAGCTGTCGGCACCTCGCTCGACGCGCACTCCATGAAGGTGTTGAGCACGCGCTCGCTATTGCGGGCAAGTGGTTCAGCTCATCACGTGAGTGCTTCCTCAATGGGTCGGTGAATCCCAGTCGTAACCCGGTGATCCGCCAACTGGCACCCTCCACCCGAGGGAACCGCCATCTAGTGATGGCGCAATTCTCCTATGGGAAGAGGGCTCTGCCAGTTGCGAATCGCAGAGTGGTAGAAGAGAGCCTGGATCTCCACAAGAAGCGTCTAACGACGTCCCTTGTAACGGATCTTCCTCTTCGTGCGGAGGCGAAAGCCTTCGCTCGAGAGTGGGCGACCCTCTACCTGCGGAAGGACGAGAAACCTTTAGGGGTTGTCGGCCTATCGCACTCTGCGTGCGTCACGCACCCCGTCCGTAAGGGGGGGCACCTGTCGCGCTGCCGGGAGATCCTTGAAGGTCTTCCTTACACGGAGCCTCCCTGCCCTCGTCCTCCAGGCCTGCTTCCGCAGGAGTGGTGGGACGGCTGGGTTAAGGAACGGCTCCTCGCTCACGCTCGTGAGCGGTATCAAGACCTCCATGCCAACCCCCCTCTCGGGATTGCGTCTGTTGTGTACGAAAGGGGCCTCAAGGCCCGGATCGTCACAAAGATTGAAACCGAGGCCTGTCTCTTAGGCCACCAGGCGCGTATGCGCCTCGCGGCTGCGATGAGGACCATGCCCGAGCTGTCCGCCTTAAGTGGCGACCACCTCGAGTTTTTGAAGGCATTCTCCGGCCAGTCTGGCTGGATCCTGTCTTCGGACCTCACTGCAGCTTCCGATCTACTCCCGCTTGACTTGGTCAACGCGATCGTCGATGGAATCTGTGAAACAGGGCGTCTTCTCCCAGATGAGGTCTTAGGGCTACGCGTATGCACAGCCCCGTTTGACCTCGACTGGGGAGAGAAGCGAGGGAAAGCAAGAATGCAAGCCGGTATTCTTATGGGCGCGCCTACCACCTGGTCCATCCTCTCCCTTGTTCACCTGTTCTGGGTGAGCAAAGCGAGAGCGGTGTACCGCAACTCGGGTGGCCAGCTCCCTGCTCGGATCTTCGGAGACGACCTAGTCGCCGCCCTGGACCTAAAGCAGAAGCTGGCCTATGAGTCGGTAGTTGTCCGATGTCACGGGCAACTATCGCCGGGTAAGCATGCTTATAATCGTACCAACGGGGTATACCTCGAGAGACTCTTTGTAGCAGACAGAGAGAACCGCACCACCGAGATCGTGAGCTCTGGCTCACTAACGGTTAAGAAACCGTTTTCGGTCACGGTGGATACGATCGTAACCCTCCAACTCCTTCGTACGCTGCCTTTACGTCCACTTACAGTCTTGCAAGTGTCCGTTAAGGCAGGACGGCGGCACGTGTCGAAAGGCACGTTGCCGACGCCCCTTGCTGTAGGTGGGGTGTGCGACGGCCTCATGCAGGCTGGTTTCCCGTTCGAGTTAATCGCACGGTGCCAGCAAGCGCTGTGGCCTGGGATGCCGGCCTTCTTTAGAAAGCTCGGTATCCCCGCATTCCTTCCTACACTCTTAGGAGGAGGAGGGCTCATCCCTCCCAAAGGGTGGCAAGACACCTCGATCAAGTCGTATTCGCGACTCGTCCGAGCATCCGTCACTTCCCTTATCACCGGGAACGGGGCGAAGTCGTTCGTGCCTCTGGCACGTCTTCCTCCGCCTTGTCTCCAGATGGCTCTAGACGAAGCAGATCAGCTGTTACCAGCCCATCCGCACCGTGTAGGCCACAAGGAGCCGAAACCGTGGTTAGGGACCATCAAGTGGCACGATATGGGAACCCTACCGGATTTCCGCATCGTGGCCGCCATGGTCGCCCAGGAGGGGTATCTGCTACAGATGTCCCTGGATGTCCTTGGCCGCCCGCTCAACTTGACGTTGGGCCGGTGGAAGGACCAGGTCTGGAAGACCAGAGCCTACCTTGCCAGTAAGGCATGGTGGGCAGCGACCAACAGAGCTAACTACACGCTCGCGAGAGCGGTGCAGGGTTGCAATGAGTGGCCGCATGTCTGGCTCCCAGGTTCACCTGACCCTGACTATCCAGGGGTCTATGGTATACCTATG